TGGCCAAGGGCCGGGGCGGCTGCCACCGCTGCCGGCCCACTTCTATTTGGGCCGCGGGCACTCGCCCGCGGAAAATCCCCTACATGGTCGCCAGCACCCGCGCGGCCGATCCGCGGCGGGCAATCATTTCTTTGGCTTCGATCCTGTGCGGGGCCAAGGATCGTTTCGCGGTGGCCCGCACGTGCTTTTCGATTTCCTCCGGCGTGACGCCGTGATTCAAATACTCGGCCACCGCGCGGCAGAACGCCCGCACCGAGCGATTGCCGCGGCTCTTGTTGCAGCGCTCGCAGCAGGTGACCAGGTTGGTCTCGTGGTTGCTGCCGCCCTTGCTGTGCGGCTTGACATGGTCGAGGCTGAGGCTTGCCCCGTCCTCGACGCTGTGGCCGCAGTAGGTACAGGCCAGGCCGTCGCGGAGGTAGATGGCCAGCCGCTTGTCTTGCCGGATCCAGTTCATCCCCTGCCATTCGCCTCGGTCTCGTGCCGTCTCGTGTTGTTTCTTGCTGGCCATGATTTCCTCCTTTGCTGCCCTAATTCTACAGTCTTATTCGTCCGTGTCAACGAATAATCGGGGGAATTCCGCCAAGTTTTCCGTCTTTTTTTTCGTTGCCGTAAACGTATAAGGGGTAAAGAGTTACGGCCGTTTGCACGGTGGACGGCCGGGTTTAGGGCGTTTTTCGGCAAGAATTTTGGCAAGATCCGACCGGGAAAGTAGCTTGACGCGGAGATTCCCGAGCCGCCGGCCCACGCCAAGACGAGCGGCGATCGTGGCCAACGTGCTCGCCGCAACGCCGGTGAGTTGGGCGGCCTGAGAAATGGTGACGGGGTATTTGGCTGGCGGTGGTTCGGTAGCGCTCATACACCCATTGTACGGCCGAATTCGTCGGCGTCAACAGGTATCGGCGAGCGGTCGGACGGTTGGGGAAACGACCTGGACGCCGACGGTGCCGCCCGGAGCCGGACCGGGCGATTGTAAGATTTACAATTGCGGCGATCGCCGCGGGCGGGTACTGTGCGGGCCTCACTCCGATTACGCTCGCCGCTCCTGGGCGGCGTTGGCGGCGAGCGACCAACGGCGGCCGGGTGTGGCGTGACGCCCGGCCGCTCTCTTATTTGGCGAGCGGTGGGCGTTAGCCCGCCGATGATAACGCAATTATCCGGCGGCTCACGCCTCCGGCTCGCCAACAGCTTAGCCGCAGCTCCGGGCGGCTCGATCGGCTTCCGATCGCCACGGGTAGCAGTAATCGTCGGCGTCGGCAATGTCGGACTCGATCGAGCGGATCTGCAGCTCCATCTCGCGCAGCAGCTCCTCGTCAGATAGCACCAGCGAGCGGCGCGTCAGCCACTCGTCCCACGCCTCGGTCAAATGCGCGGGCACGTCGCCGCGTGCGCCGGCCTCGGTGGACTCATACGCGGGATACGTGACCGGCCCGACGTCGAGCAGCTCGACCTGGTGCAACTCGCGGATCTCGATCGTCCGCGCGTCGCGCGTCTCTTCGACCCAGGCCACCTTGCCGCGCTTGCCTCCGTAGACGCGGAAGCCGAACGAGCTGCCGTCCAGATCTCCGCGGTCCAGCAGGGCCACGGTGTCGCGGCCGGCCTGCGTATCGGGCGCGTCGATCTCGTACCGCAGCCCGGTCTTGTCCACGGACAACCGGACCGTGCCGATGTCGCTGCGACCGAGCAGCCAATTGGGATCGTGGTTGGTCAGTCCGCGCACGACGTCGTTTTTCAGCGCGTCGTCGAAGGCGCCGGGCATGACGCGCTCGTACGCGTCCTGCCACAACCGGTACTCGGTGCCGGGATCGTTCGCGCGGTAGAACACGGCCGCGTAGCCGACGATCACGCGCTGCTGGTCGTCGCCTTCGCCGCGGAGCTCGATGCGCGGGCGGGCGCCGTCGCGGCGCTCGTACAGCCGGCCCACGGCGCGGTGGGCGGTAGATTCGGACATGGGAAGCCTCCAGAAAAAAAAAGTGAATGACCGGCGAGCCGGGGACGTAAGTCCCCGGATCATCCGCGGGCTGACGCCCACGGCTCGCCTAGACGCGTCGGTGATCGGGGGCCGTTTCCCAGGAAATGGTTTCGGCGGCGACGCCTGCCGGCAGTGAGTCGATCAGGCCGCGGAACGATTGCGCGAGATAATCGCCGCGATCGCCGGCCGCACAATCGGCAAGATCCGCGCAGCGTGCGGCCACCTCGGCCAGCAGGGATTCGACGACGTCGCTCGGCGTGGCGGCGATCCACGGGGCGATCGAGCGAGCGGCGTCCAGCGGCAGCCGCACCATATCGGCCGAGATGCCGGCGTGCTCGTCGCGCAGCCAGTCGACCAGGTCGCCGGGGCCGCCGAAGTACTTGGCGCGACGCTCGGCGTGTTGGGCCCAGCGGCGGAGGACTCGGCGGGCGGCGTCCGCCAGTAGCGCGCGGTGGGCGTCGCGGGCGGCGGATTCGTCGGACGTGTCGGACGTGTCGGACGTGTCGGACGTGTCGGACGTGTCGGACGTGTCAGACGTGTCAGACGTGTCAGACTCTTCGCCCACCGCCTGCATGTTCGCCGGCCGCCAATACTTGCCGCCTTCGCCGTCGGGCCGCGGATTCAATCCTTCCCAATCGCGCGTTTCGTCGGGCGAGAATCGCCCGTGCTGAATGCCGGCCACGGCGATCGACGATCGCGTCGACGCGTCCGCCCACAGCAATGCGTTGATCTGGTACCGGATCACGTGACTCCGCCTCTCGCGTTGCCGCTCGGTCAGCAGCTTGCTGTTGAGCTCCGCTTGGTTTGCGCTCAGCCAATAGCTGAGACACGTGTCGTAATAATCCTGTTTGGCGGCCTCCTCCGAGTTGTAGCTGATCGATTCTTTCACACCGAGCTTCGACGGCGCGAGCATGAACCAGTTGGCCACGTGGCGGATCTGCTGATCGTCCAGCTCGATCAGTTGCGCCTTTTGCGGGTCGACGGTCGTCGAATACCAGCGATAGCCGTCGCGCAGCACGAGCGTCTTAAACGCCAGGTCGAGCCGGCTCTTGCGTTGCTCGATCGACTCCTCGACTTTGTCGCGCCCTTTCTTGGTCCTGCCGGGCGGCAGTTGCAAGACGCCGCCGTGCTGCGCGCCGTTGGCGAAAAATTTGGACGTAAATTTGCGCGCGGCCAGCGCGACGCCGAAGTCGTGCCGCGCCTGCTCGATCAGCGGCGGCGCGCGCATCCCGTCCCAGCACAGCCCCTGCAGATGCAACACGTCGTCCGCCGGCAGCGGCTCGAGCTGGCCGTCGACCTCGGTCACATACGACAGCCGCTTGCGGACTCGCAGCGGCGCGGTGCGATCGGGCGGCAAATTGTAGAGCCCGCGGATCCGGCCCAGGTCGTCGCGGTCGATCCAGGCGTAGGCGTTTTCCCAGAGCAACGCCGCGGCGAAATGCCTCCGCCAAAACTGGAGCGCCGTCACCTCTTCATTTGCGCGGCCGTCGCGCGAGATGAATGGCCACGCCTGGTGACGCCGATCGACGTCTTTTCCGTCCGTGTCGTCGGTCCGGTACCGGTAGGTCTTCAGCGGCAGTTTGGAGCAATCGCCGCTAATCATCTTGACGGCACGGTGGACGGGCGACAGGGTCAGCGCATGGTCGACCGTCACCGACTGGTCTGTCTCGGCGATCATTCCCGAGCTGATATGGTCGCGCCAGGCGTCCGGATCGGACAGCGACCAAGCCGGGTTCTCCAGAGTGGCGCGGAAAAAATCCTTGATTTTTTGAAACAGCCCCATGAAGAGCTCCCCACGCCGCCTGCGCAAGTATGTAGCAGTGGGATCGGTGCTCAGTTGACGGGCAGAAAACGGGCGAACCTGCCCAAACCTGCCCAAACCTGCCCACACCTTGCCAGAGTGACCACACGTGTCACGCGATGGTAAGATAGGCAAGATCACAAAAGGGCACATTTGCACCAAATACCCTAGGTGCCCGCGAAACGAGAATCGGGCTATGATGCCGATCATGTTCCGCAACCCGATCTATGCCATCGGCGCCGCCTGCACGCTCGTCCTGATCGCCGTGTCGATCGTGTGGCACCTGATTATTTGGGTCGCGTCGCTGTTCTAGCGACGCTACTCCTCGTCAAGAGCCTCGTCGCTGCCCAGCTCCGTGGCTGCCTCACTTTCGACGATCGACTTTTCCGCGGCTCTCGCTGCCGCGCCGGCTTGCGGCACGCGGCTTGCGCTCAGCACGGCGCGGAAATGTGCCCGCAGGCACCGGATCAGAAATAGCGCCTTGTTGTCGTTGCTCGCCGGGTAGGGCAGACCGGTCTGCGCATTGATCGGCGGTCCATAGACCGCCCAGAACGCGTCAGCATATTTGCTGGACGTCTCGGCCGTCTGGTAATCGACCTTCGCGTCAGCGTAATTGACAAGCGTCGTTACCTCGTCGTCCTGGACCAGATCCATGATGATGCGCGCACGATTGACCGGCGGCAGTTCGCCGGCGAACGCTTGCACGTGGAGGCACGACGCCAGAAATATAAGGGGGAATCTCATTGTTTCTCCTTCTACCAAGCGTTGCCGGCCGAGTGATCAAATAGAATGACCCACTTTGTTACGCCGGCGGCGGTGGAAGCACAGCAGATGTCTCCGTCATCTCCTTTGCCCGTGCCATCGCTTAGCCAGATCACCGACTGACCTTCGCTAGGTTGTGTCGGATCGGACGAGCGCTCCGTGATTTTCAGCACCGAATTAACTAATAACGTGTCACTTGTGACCCTGCCGGCTTCGGTGCCGCCGGCGATCAGCGAAAGTTGGTCGGCGCCGGCCCTGCCAATGCCGGTATCCGTATCGTCGACGAAAGACAACGCGGGAATCGTACCCGAGGCCGCTGCGCGCCGAAGATAGGCGCCGTAAGACGTCATTGAATAGAGGGCGCCGGAGTAGATCCGAAACGTAGGGTATTCGCCCACCGAAAACTCAAGAATATTTGCGGCCACCTCGTAAATGCCCGTATCGCCGTCCCCGAAGGCCAGAGCCGGGGCGGAGCTCGTGCTGCTGCGGCCGCTGTCTAGTCGGATTCCGCCAATCTTTGTGACGTTGCCCAATACGGTGTCACTGCTGTCGGTCCACTGCTGCAGGTCGACCGACTGTGACGCAGCGCCTTTGATCGTCATCGCCGTCTGATCCGAGGCGCCAGCGACAATGGTAGCGCCGCTGGCGGCTTGATAAGTAAAGTTGCTGCTGGTTGCGAGCTGGTCGCTCCCGTCCGCAAACAGCACGGCGTTGCTGGTGCCGCCGCTGTAGGCGCCGCCTTCCTGCTGGACGGCGAGCGTGGCGCGCATAGTGGACGCATCCGCGTCGTCCAGCAATCCCATCGCCGCGGCCGTGAGAGTGGTAATGTCGGCCGTGCCACTGCCGGTAAAGTAGGGCAGCTTGTTAGCGGCCGAAGTCAGCCCGGCAAGCGCTGTTAGCTCGGCGTCGAGCGGCTGCGCGTTGATCGCCGTGACCAGGTCGGCCCAGGTGATTTTGCGGATTACGGGCGTGCCGGCCGGATCGTCGATAATTACGAACAGGTCGGCACTGTCCGGCGTGATCGCGGCCTTGCTGGCGACCGTTTCGCCAAAGCCGGTTTGCGCGCCAGCGCGTGGCGAAGGGAATGCAAGCAAAGCGCACGTTACAAGAATCGTTAGGCCGCGTCTCATCTTATGCCTCGTCATCTAGGAGTATTTGTCCCGTTTCGTCGTCCGTCAGCATCCACCCGCCCTCGTCGTCGAGCAGTGCGCCCACAGGCACGCTGGCCAGCTCTTGCGCCGCCCGCGTGATGTCCGCCGCGATCGCGTTTGCCGGTCGCGTCACGTCCGCCGCGATTGCGTTTGCCGGTCGCGTCACGTCCGCCGCGATCGCGTTTGCCGGCCGCGTCACATCCGCCGCGATGGCGTTGACGGCCCGCGTGACGTCGCCGCTGATCGTCTCGACGTCGATCGTTAGCGTGCTCACTGGTCTACTCCGTGACTTGCGGGTGTACCGTGAGATGGCCCTTATAACACGTCAGCGGTGAATCGTACTCCTCGACGTAAAATTCCATGTCCCAAGACCAGCGGCCGGCGGTTGGCAAAAAGTCGTCGACTTCGTCAATCGACCCTTCCCAGGTGTCGCCGTCGTCAATCGTGATGGGCGCGTCCGGTTCCTCCGTCTCGTCCGAATCAAGCGTGTAGCTTGCCGCGCCCTTGCGGAATTGCATGCGGATCCGCGTAAGGGTTTCGCTGGGCGTCTCACCATTGATCGTCACCGGCCCGATGGTGGCGCCTACCCAGCGATCGCCGAGCTTGTGATCATCGAGGCTGATCGTTTCGGTGTAGTCGGCCATCAGCGATCCTCACAGATAGAGATGCGATCCCCAGTCGGGCAGTTTCTTGGCCGGCACGCCGGCGACATCGGCGTAGAAATACATCGTGCCGAACAGCTCCCACCAATCATCGGCGCGAGCCACGATGGCGCCCGGGATCCGCGGCCAGTTGCGGGCCTGGTAGCGATCGGTCGGCTGCGTGTTGAAGTCGCCCCAGGAGTTTTGCACGAACACCACGGGCACCGGCCACACGTCTTTGGTGAGATCCATGCCCAGCGTGGCCATGTCGTGATTCCAGCGGCCGGCGATCGGGTGATAGCCTTGACTGTTCGGCGTCGAGCGAAAGCCGACGTTCTGGCCGCTGTGGCACGCGTAGCCGGCGGCCAACAAATCACAAGCTTCCTCGAGCGACTCGGGCACGATGTAGCGGCCCACCGGGTGCTCGGCGCATTTTTCCCGGATGGCGCTCGGCACGCCGCCGCGTCCCCAGCGCGCACCGATCGACGAGTCGTAGCGCGACAAGTCGACCAAGCCGGGATAGTCGACGCGGAACATCATGCCGTAACGCGTTACAAACTCAGTGGCTCGAGCCGGATTCATCCCCTGCCCGCCGTGGCCGCGGTAGCCGTAGGTGGGCTCGGTGGCGCCGCGCGCAAAGTAAATCTCCGGCTCGCCTTTGCTGACGATCTCGACGGATCGTGAGACGTCCCGCGCGTTGCGGTCGCCGTGGCTGACGCAATCGCCCGTGGTTTGCGCCTCGTCGCCGAACGCGCCGGGGTCGAGCTGCTCGCGGGCGAGGAAGAGCGGTGCAAGCTGTCTGTCCGCCTGCTTGTGCAAGTCGCGCAAGTGCGGGCACGCCTGCGAAAAGGTCTGCAGCACGCCGGCCGAAAATAGCCGCTCGTCCTCCGCCGGATCCACGTGGCAGCCGACAAATCCAGCCTGGTAGATCGCCAGCAGTTGCGCCGGCTTCGGCGGTTGGACGCCCAGCGGCCAGCGGAAATTGTTTTCAACGACGCGAGTCAATGGCCCGCCTCCCATATCGCCCACGCCACCGCGTCGAGCTTCGCGGCATCGTCGCTGTGAAGCTCTCGGATCGCCAGGCCCAAAAGCTGCTCGAGCGCATCATCGACAGCGTCTGCCAAGCCAGCGTAACGGCCCTGGAGGCCAAGCGATTTGCCGCGCTCGATCAGCCGCCGGCGTAGCTCGGCGGTCGTGCCTACCGTGTCCGTCAGCACCGCGTGGCCAATCTCGTGGTACATCGCCGCCAGCGCTGTCGCATCCTGCGGGCTCATCTGGATCCTCGTGATCGGCCCCACCGTCTCCCGCAGCGCCTGCGATGGGACCGCGTAAGGGTTGACCGGATCCGGCGGCGGCAGGTCGCCGACGGTGAACTGAGCGGCCGTCTGTTCGGCGGCCGGCTCGATCGTGCGCGCATCCCAATCGACGTTGAATCGCACGGCGGTCTGCGTCACGGTGTACGTGCCCGGCACCGCCCACACATGGAGCGTGTGCTTGTTGTCTAGGGCCCTGTATTGCGCGCCTTCGGACAGATTCCACAAATACAAATCCGCCTCGGTGCCGGCGGTGATCACGATCGGCTCGCCGATCTGGTAGTGATCGTCGACCACGATCGAGGCCAGCGGCTGGCCGGCCAGCAGAAACACAGCAGCAATAGCAGCGTGCATGACGCGCCTTTCTTGGTAGGGTGGGCCAAGTCTTCGCGGCCCACCAAAGCCCGCGGTCCGCGTTTAATCGGCGGGCAGAATCAGATCCAGCATCAGCAGCGCAATCGCCAGCATCAGCGGCCGATCGGCCAGCACGGTCCGCAGGATCTGCTCGACGATCTCGCGGAGATCTCCGGCAGCCAGGTCCGGGTTTTCGGCTCGCACCTCGTCCGCGATCTCCTGCACTTGCGCCCGCAGCCGCCTCAATTCTCGCAGTCTCATCGGTCACACCTCACTAGCCGCCGTTTGGTTTTGCAATCGGCCGGCTGCCGAAATAGAATCCCCAGGCCAGCAGGATCAGCTCCTTGTCCACCCAGCCGGCCATATAGCCGGCCGTGGCGGCGATCGCCAGCAAAGCCCGGATCGATCCGGACGGCAGCCACAGCGGTTGAGTCGCGTCGAATTCGAACATCGATATTGCCCCAATCCGCCGGCGTCAGATCCACTCCACCTCGTGATCTTCGTAATAATCGCGCTCGACCTCGCCAGCGATGGCGTCGCGCAGGCTCATGACCATCGCAACCACGCCGTCGACCGTCTTATACGAGTCCTTCTGCCGCTTCACGGGCCGCCGGTTGTTGTTGGCGTCGGTCTTCGCCTCGCACTGCCCGAGCTGCCAGGTGAGCACGGCGTGGCCGTTGTGCCGCAGCTTATGCAGCACGATTAGCCGGGCCGCAGCCGCCATGCACGGGGCGAAATGCATGATGGTCTGCGGGAACTCGACCCGCTCGACGCCCGTCTCCGCTTCGATCTTCGCGGTCAACCACTCTGCTTGAAAAAGGGGATCGAAGTACAACCGCTCGCAGCGGAACATATTGAGCAGCTCGACGGCGTCGCGAAACACTTGGTCGAAGTCCACCGCGTCGCCGTCGGTCAGCGTGATCAGGCCGGCCTCGCTCCACTGCTGGTACGGCACGCGGGCCTGTTGCTTTTCCGCCTCGGCGCGCGGCAGCCAAAACGTCGGCAGCACGCGTATTAGCTCGTCGGTTTTCTCCTCCGGAAACGCCAGCACCAAGGCCGTCGTGTCGTGATGCGTCGCTCCGTCGAGTGCCGCATAGCACGTCCCGCCGCGAAGCTGCTCGGCGGTAAAAGCCTCGTAGCAGTCGATCCGTTTGCGTTTGGCCGCCCGCCTGGCGGTCTCGCCGGCGTCCCACTTGCCGATGCCGCCGAGCTCGTCAATCCACGTCCCAAGCCCCGACTGCCATTGATTCAGCCGCAGCCGCATCCACGTGGGCCACTGCGTGGGATCCACTTTTGCCGCCTCGTAGTCCGCGCGGAACGTGGACAGCTTCAGCGGCGCCGCTCGCGTGGTGCCCAGGCTGGGATTCGCCTTGCGCCAGACCTTTGGGCTGTGCGGGTCGTCTTTCGGATCCGCGGCCCAGATCTCGCCCAGGAACGCCTCGTCGACCTGCCGGCCGGCGTTGATCGCATGCGTCTTTTCGTGGAGCGTGCGGCACACACTTTGCAAATCACAGCCGGCGGTGGTGATGCCGACAAACAGCCCTTCGGGCTGTGAGGCAAGCGCCCAGCGCAGCGTGTTGTAAAATTCGAACCCGACCCAGCGATGCAGTTCGTCGGCCACCACGTGGCCGTTGATCCCGTCCGCCGACTCCGGGTCCGCCGCCAACACGTTGACCAGGTTGTCGCCGTAGCCGATCGAGTAGAAGCCCTCCAGCTTGCGGATTGTGGCGACTCGATCGAGCTCCTCGCGATTCTTGATCTGCCGGATCGCGTGCAACAGCAGCCGCTCGGCTTGCTTGCGCGTGGTGGCCACCACGTGCGTGTTGATCTGGCGGCCGTACGAATCGCCGAAGGTCAAGTAATTGACCCCCAGCGAGGCCAGCGGCGTCTTGCCGTTTTTCTTGGGCACCTCGAGGTAGGTGTATCGAAAGCGCCGAATCGAGTAGCCCCACTCGGTCGACTCTTTCACCCAGCCGAACAGCCGCGACAGCCAGTCGTGTTGCCAATCGAGCAAATCGAATCGCTGGCCTTTGAACGCGCCTTCGGTCAGCGTGCCGTAGCGGTGGGCAAAATCGACCACATGCTGAGCCCGCCGCGCGTCGAACCGGCAGCCGTTCAGCAGCGCCCGCTCGTCGGCCTCTTCGCCCGGGCCTCGCCGCAGCCACTTGTGCCAGCCTTCGCGCTTGGCTCGATTCTTGGCTTCAATCAGCTTGGTCGATTGGCGGCGGCGAGCCATCAGCGTAGCGTCTCACATAGCGAATGCACGAGCGCACGATTGCCGTGGCATCGCCTACCGCCGCGTCGGTGTCGATCTCCGATCGCTCCAGATCCCAGCCAAGCGAGCCGGCGATGGTGATGGACTCGTCATCCGCGTGCACCACGACGCCCCAGGTCACCACGTGCAACACCGAGGGCAACTCGTGCAATCCGTGCCAACCCTGGGGTCCGGCCGCGTGATCGGCCCACACGACGCGCACGACGTCGCCTACAGCAATCGGGTCCGTGCTCATGGCTGCGAGTACTTCTGCCGAGCGAACGCCGCCACGGGGTCCACCTCCACCGACTTATCGCGGCTGCCGCGGCCGCTGCCGGCCGGCTGCTCGCGGAGCTTCTTGAGCTTGCGGCGATACTCCGGCGCCAAGCCGAACCGCGGCAACATCCGCAGCCAGCGATCGTACGCCGCATCCCGCAGCGTCGCCTCGGGCGACTTTTGCCGTGCCCCGCTCTCGTACTTGACGATCGCCAGCGACGGCTGCCGTTGGATCTTGAGCTGCCAGGCCAGGTACTCCTGCCACTGGTGACAGAGCGCCTCCAGGGCCTCCAGGTCGAGCCTGGTCAATACACGCAGCTCGACCAGCAGCGGGGCCACTCGCCGCCAGCACTCCAGGCCGTGAGCGCCCAGGCGGTCGGGCGGATCCGGCGGCGTGGTCAGCGGTTCGGCCAGCAGTTCCAGCGGATCGGCGGCCGCGGCGATCGACGCGGCCGTGTTTTTCTTTCGCGGCGTCCTTTTCGGCGCGGCCGGTTTCCGCGTGGTCTTCTTGGCCGGCTTTTTTGCGGTCGTCTTCTTGGCCGGTTTTTTCGCGCCGCTTTTAGCCCTCGTCGGCGCCTCGCTTGCCTTGGTCCTTTGAGTCCCTTTGGTCCCTTTGGTCGTTTTCCGGGCCGCCATCATTCACCCCGCGCCGTCTTTGCGTCATGACACGGCCGGCAAAGCGCCTGGTGGTTGTCCGGCCGCCAGAACAGCTCCAGGTCGCCGCGGTGCGGCACAATGTGGTCTACCACGTCGGCCTCGGTCACTCGTCCCTGGCGCTCGCACTCGGCGCACAGCGGATGCCGCGACAGAAACAGCAGCCGGTAGCGTTGCCAGCGTCCGCCATAGCCGCGCTGAGCGGCCGTCTTACGCCGGCGATTGCCGACCGCTGAGCCGGCTCTGGGCGCTCGTGTGGGCATTGCGATTTACCTTCGCCCGTCGCGCCTCGCAGATCAGACACGGCCACACCTGCACGCTGTGTCCGCATTGCGGGCAGCGGTGCGGTGAGCACCGCCGGTGCACATCGTCGCGGCCTCCCTGCAGCTCCCGAGCGATGCGGGCCACGGTGCCGAGGCCCCGGCCGGTTCGCGCGGCGACTTCGCGCCGCGAGAGGTCCGCCTCCAAGAGCGTCGCGATCTGCCGCCGCTCGGCAGCGGTGACCGGCGTCCAGTGGCGAGGCACGCGGGCTGCGCGGGCTCGGCGGTAGACCGAGCTGCGGTGCAAGCAGAGTCGGCAAGCGACCTGATCGATCGATAGGCCGCCCATAAGAAGGCGAGCCACGCGAGCAGTCAGCGGGCACGCCGAAAGAATCGAGGCCATGCCGGGCCTATCGGCTGCGCACGCGCCGCCGCTGCAATCACTTTAGCCCAGCCGGTGCCACCGTTCCATATTTCGCTAGACACCCCCGCTGCAGAATGGTATCGTTAAATGAGACGTGTCGGGGTCGACCGCATCCGATCGGGGCGCCAAGGCAGGATGCCAGCGGCGCCTTTTTTCATGCCGGGCCGCGCGAGACTTGCCGGTGTGTCGCCAACGCGTGCTCGATGACCGACATTTCCTCGGTCGTCGGCATATGTTTGCCCATGATCGCCGGCAGCACGTCGACCAAGGCGGCCCGCACCAGGCGCATCTTGTCCTGGCTGTCAACAGCGGCCGCATGCAACGCGTATTGGCCGCTCATGTCGACGCTGATCGTCACGATCGGCATGCAATCCAGCTCCGCATCTCTCCGACGCGCCAGCTCGTAATAATCGCGCCGGACCTTGTCCCGCAAATCGTCTTGTCCGCTCATTTTTTCCCTTCCAAACATTTGGGCATCGGCAAGACTCTGGGCTGCGTCGCAAATCGCTTGACCATCTGCGATTTTGTTCCGGCCCCTTCGACAGGCACCTTCAGCTCTTTGGCGAGCTGCTGTAGCTGCTCCTTGGTGTGCAGCTCGAAGAACGCCACCCACAGCGGCGGCCGCAGCGTCCCCTGCTGCGCGTCCCGCCACGTGCCCTCCGTGGTGATCCCCAGCTCCTCGGCCACGCCGTACACGACGTCGTCCGGCAGATTCTCGGCGTTGCAGCCGGCGCCGGGGTCGAGAGCTTCGGGGTAGAGGAGCGCGCGCAGCACATCGCGCACCGCGGGCAACTGTTTGCCGTCCGGCAGCTTGCGCATGGCCTTCCAGAGAGTGCCCTCGTCGCGCGGTGGTGTCCGCAGCCCCTGCGCGAGCAGCCCCAATCGTACCGCTTCGCTCCGCGCCGATTGGGGCAACTGCCACCCGTGCCACGCGAGCAGCCAGAGCATCAATTCGGCGGTGGATCGTGACGTCACCTCCAGCTTAGCCGCCGAGTGCATGCGCAGCCACTTCAGCCGCCACAGCCGCACGCCCTTCCGCGTCGCGTCAGCGGCCCGCTTGGCTCGTGCCTTCACTTCGGCCGCGGTGGGTGGTGATGACGGCTGTTTTGCGGCCTTGCCGTCGCTCTTTTTGCCGCCTGCGCTGGCCTTTGCGGCCGCCTGGTTTAGCTCGCGCCACGCCTGTTTGTTGAGGCAGCGGCGCACCGTGGTATGGCCGTCGCCTTTTGGCACGTCCACGATGCGCAACTTCTTGCGCTGGCCGTCGGTGAGCGTCGAGGCGGCGAAGGCCGGCTTTTCCCACGATTCCAGACGCTCGTCCTGTAAAACGTCGTCGGCGGTCAGCGGCTTGGTGTCGTATTCGACGACGTTGCGGACCGAATCTTCCGCCACTTCTTTCGAGCCCCAATTCTCGACGAACGTCCACTTTGCTTTGCGATCCTTCTCGTACTCCTCGCGCAACAGCTTCAGCACGTCGGGGCAGTCCCGGTAGCTGGCCACCGCGCGCAGCCGCGAGCCGTCCATTTCCTGGGAAACGACGAGCTGCCGCCACCACTCCGGCAGCGCCGCCACTCGCCGCAGATTGGCGGCCGTGGAGCGGGCGATGCCCAGCACCGCAGCCGCCTCGGCCGGCGTCTTGCCCGCCCCGCCCTGGTCGATCGGCGCCGCGAGCCGCTCCAACAGGTCGCCGCGCTCGATGTCGTTCAGCTCCAGCCGCTGGCCGTTCTCGGTGGCGATCAGCTCCAGCGCCTGGGCGTCGCTCAGCTCGGCGATCACCGCCGGGATGGTGTCGTGGCCGGCCAGCCTGGCGGCCCGCCAGCGCCGCTCGCCGAACACGATCTGATAGTGGCCCTCGGGCAGCTCCCACGGTTCGCCCGGCTGCCGCACCTTGATCGGCTGCTGCAGGCCGCGCGCCTGCATCGACTCGGCCAAGTCCCGGCAGCTCTCATCGCTGACGTGCCGATTGGCCGGATGGGGATGGATCTTGTCGACCGGGATGGGCTGGATCAGCTCCGTCTCGGCGATCCACTCGTCCATTGCGTCCAGCTCATGACGTTGC